TCGGTTCGTCCTCTGCGGGGTCGAACGGCAGGGCCTCGTGCAACTTCAGGATCGGCTGGCCTTCCTTGGCCGCAGCGTCGATGCCGTTGTCCTTGAGGAACTGACGGGCAACCCCTAGGTCCGCCGCGGTGGCCTCCCCCGACCGGATCTTGTCCAGCAGGCTGGAGACCAGCGCGGAGTGCAGGTCTTCAAGGAGTTTCTTGTCGGCACTCATGGTTAGTCCGCCATCCAGATATCGACAACGGCGTTCGCAACACCGGCGGTGACGCTTGCGCGCATCTCGGGGAAGAGCGGAAGGGTGAAGTACCCGCCTGCGGTCGTCGTGGAGGTGTCTCCGGCGGCATTCAGGACGATATTGATCCACGGAGCCTCAGGTGAGGCGCGCCCCTGAATCCGAACGGTAGGAGAGTTTGTCGTTGACACCTGAACGACCCCGTCCTCATCGAACTTGGCGGTGATCGGGAATGCCGTGCCGTTGACGGTCGTGGAAGCGGGGACGGTTTGGCCAAAGATTTTAGTAGTTTTCATGGTTTCCTCAGTCGATGACCCAAGCCCGGAAGGTCGTTGTGGTTATGCAAGACGCAACGATTTGCATTTCAGGCATAAGCGGCAGTACATAATAATTGCTTGCCGCAGCGGCCGTTGACCCATTTCCGAGATCCATGGTTACCCAAGGAGCAGTTGGGCTGAGCCGCCCCTGAATGACAAGCGATGTCCCTTCAACTAGGGGATTCGTGATGATCTCGACCTGAACGATCCCGTCTTTGTTGAACTTGGTTGTCGGGGAAAATGTGTTTGGAAAGGACGGGGCAACGGTTTGCCCAATTCCCGTGACATCAATTAGTTTGGTTACGCGCATTATTGGCCTTTTAGAACTAGGTTGGCGAGCAACGAAACGCATCCACCGACTATTGCAGATGCGCCCATCATGAACGATTTGGATGCTTCCAAGTGTCTGATGCGCTCGTCGTGTGTTCTCAGTTGCTCTTCCTGAGACTTCTGGAGCGCAAGAAGCGAATCGACCTTGCCTTCAAGACGGCCCAAGGCCAAGAACAGATTTTCGTCGTGTGTGGTCATGGCTCAGGTCATCCGGATGAGGGTCATGGCGATTCGGGCGTAGGTACCCTCACGAACGCCATTGACGATTGTCGCAGCCACAACCGGGCCGATGCCTCCGGTAACCGCGGTTGCCTGACCAAGCCCGTCCGTGTGGCTTCCAGTTGTCCAATAAGTAGGACTTGCGCCCTCGTCACGCCAGAACTTGAAGTCCGCCCCGGCAGCCACCGTATACAAACCATCTGAATAAGCCACGCTGCTGGTGAACGGATTTTGAGCGGCAAACTCGTTGTACTTGTTGGGAGATTTCCACGGAGTTTCCCACGGGTTTGGGGCCTGAGGATTCAGCCCAGCCCATGGAGATTTGTTAGCAACCCAATCGAAATGCGCCTGATAAATCCTAATACGAATCGCGGCACCGGTAGAGTTGTACACGCTGAACCAATGAGGTCCGGTGGCCGTCCCGTTGAACGGTCCGACAATTCCGTCAACAACGCACAACCGCCTGACGGGAAGAACACTCAAGTTCAGTCTCAGTTGGGAGGTGTTTCCGCCTGTTGCAAGGTTTGTAACGATGTTACTGGTGTTGCTGTACGACCCTGAGGAATAGGTGCTTGTGTACACCTGAGGATCGGGATTCAAGAAGGTGATGTCGCAATAGTTCTTGGTCGCCGCATCCTGAGCATCTGTGGGATTCAGGACATTGGTGATCTTCTGGCTGTTCATTGACACGGAACCAGTTGGCACCCGGATCTCGTTCAACCGAGGAACATCATCAGCCACTAGCGCACGGAGGGTAACGAATCCAGCAGAGCCATTAGGGGTAGCAAACACAAGGTTTGCCCCACCTGAGATTGACCCAAAAGCCGCAGCATCGACATACCCCTTGGTGGCCGCATCGGTGGATACGGTTGGGGTCGCCAAGTTGGTGATCTTCTTGCTGACCGCGTCCCAATGAGTGAGACTGCTGTTCAGCCGAAGGCAGAACTCCTTGGCCTCGTCCAGACCCTCCTGAACGAGGTACAGCAACTGGAGGGCTGAGTTATCCAGATCGGCAGCGGTCAGGATCGATCCGTCATCGAAGTCCACCTCGCGGTCGGCCTTGAGGGCATCCGTGAAGCGGCGGATCAGGACGATGTCGCCTGCCGTCCGACCCGTGATGAACTGGATATTCACCGTGGTCGTGTTGATCGTGTACACCCCGGAGGTGGCCTGAAGCACCCCGTTGACATACACGCTCAGGTCGTCCGTGGTGACATACCCATCGATCTGTGCGAACGAGAAGTTCTGCTGGCCCGAAGTGGCCGCATGGAGTTGGAACGAGTATGGCATTGTTTACCTGTTGATGAGGTCGAAGAGTTCCTGCGCGCTGCGGCCCATACGAAGGGCCTTCTTGTTGGCGAAGTCGAGGCGGTCGGCCCTAGTGAGTTCAGGAGATTCCTTGAGCAACTGCGCATAGGCGGCCGCTCGGTAGTCCGAGATGATTCCGCGCAGGACGCGAACTCGCGGGGAGTCGTACTCCTGCGTGGTTGACGGACTGAGTTTCTGGTAATCCTTCGACTTGATCGTCGTGGCCAAGGCCTGTCGAAGGGTCTTGCCACGAACCCGAACGCTTCCGTGCAGTTCCAGCCACCGGTCATAGGCCTGCTGGCCGCGGAAGGTCTTGAACTGCGTCAGGTCCAGCGCGCCCTTCATTGCCTTGGGCGGGGTGAAGCCGTGACCGAGAAGCCCGAACTCCTGAAGGATCAGGTCGTCGCTGACCTGCGAGTAGATCACGGGGCTGAAGATATCCGGACCGACAGCCTTGGGCTTCTCCATGACCTCCCCGAGGATGTTCCGCTGCGGGGTGACCTCCTCGGCAAGGAACGGGATCTTGGAATAGATCGCGTCGATCATGTTGCGGGCATCGCGCAGGACGGGGTCGTCGGCCACGGTGGACTTGGACTGGTCGAGGGCTGCGCTGAACGGCACCAGTCCGGAGACATACTGATTGACCAGCGTCGGTCCGAACTGCTCCGGGTTGGAGATCGCGTTCGTGACATTGGTGATGCCGGTCAGGTAGGTCTTGTTGGTGATGTTGCGTGCCAGCGCGAGGACGATCGTGTAGATCGTGCTGGACATGGCATCCATGTGCCGATCGTCGGCGAACTTCAGGCCCTCGGCCGTGTCGGCCACGAGGCCGATAATGGACGCGAACGGGTCTTCTCGCTTGTACGAGAAGTACTTGTCCCCGATCTTGATGGAGTAAGGCTGCCAGCCCGCCTGCATCAGGGTATCGCGTTCGCCCTTGTTCTTCGGTCCGCCGCCCGTGATCTTACCGGACAGGGCCGCCGTGGCCACGACCGAGGTAAGAGCGAAGGAGAACGCGAGACGGCCAGCGGCATCGGCCCGGATGGCCGCATCCGCGTGGTTGAGTTCGCGGTTGAAGTCCCGGAATGCCTTGGGGGCATCCGAATAGGCCGTCTTGAAGATGCTGCGGTCGAGGGTGAAGTTCAGAAGGTTGGTGGGGGTGCGGATGAACGGGAGCAGGAACCGGATGGCCGGATGCTCGTTGGCCACCTGCTGCATACGGGACGCGAGTCGGGTGGTAATCATCGCGTTGGGATCGTTCGTCAGCGGGGTGCTGAAGGTAGCGGCCCGGGCGTTGTCGAGGGCCCGGTTGCTCATCACTCCGAGGCGGGAATCCCAATTCTTCTGCTTGCCCATGTACTTGCCGACGAACGCCCCGCGCTCCGTGGCGGCGATCGTTCCGGCTGCGATGGCCTCGTCGGCAGCCTTATAGGCACGCTGCAAGACCACCTCGCGGGCATACATCTGGCCGTCCTGAATGGCCCGGTTGAAGGTCTCGTTGGCGTACCGGGAGGCAGCCATGGTGTCGCCCTTGAACTTCTGGAGGCCGTCCACATACAGTTCGCTCATGAACGATGCCCGGTAGTTCAACTGCTTGAAGAACTCGTCTTCGGCGGTCAGGAACCGGGTCGGCAGGTTCAGGGTCGTGCCAATCCAGTTGGCGGCCTGCCCGAAGATGCTGTCCTCGGCCATTCCAAGGCCCTTCGCGGAGATTGCCCGGGCGTTGCCGGTCTCCCGAGTGGCGATGGTGTCCAGCACATTGGAGTCCATCTTGAGGGCAACCCCGGCCATCTTGACGGAGTCGTGGGCCTGCTGGAGCAGGAACGAGTACTGCTTGATGGCAATGCCTGCCGTCTTCATGTCTCCACGGATGCTTGCACCGAGGATTCGCTCAAAGGGCAGGTACAGGGTGGTCAGCAGGTTGGCCGAGTTATTGACCGCATGGGTGATCGGTCCCGACAGGATGTTGTTCATCCAGAACTCAACCAGAGCCGACATCCACTTCTGCTGGCCACGGGCCATGCGCAGGACGGCCTCGTCGCCACCACCGGCAGCCGCAGCGAGGTACCGGTTCATGGAGGTGCGGACGGCATCCGCGCCACCGGCCTGATCGATGAGGCGGGTCATGATCTCGTCCATGGCCTCGGGGGTCAGTCCGGAGGGGGCCGTAGGAACGGTCACAGGGGCTTCAGGAGCCTTCGGGAGCGTTCCCGGGACCGCAGAGGTGGGGACGGCGTCCGGCGGCTCCACGGGCATCCTAGGGGCTTCCGTGGGGATCGTGCCCGGGGCCACAGGGGCTTCCGTGGGGATCGTGCCCGGGGAGGGTACAGCAGAGCCCGGGGGTGGTACCGCTGCTCCGGGGCTGATGGCCTCCCCGGGCTTGAACG